ATATTCTGCTTCAGTCATACTTATAGAACCTGAAGTAAGAACTTTATGCGGCGAGTTATAAGAACCTTCGCTTACTAATTCAAAGTAAAAATCCGCAGTCGTTGCAGTCATATCTAATACTTGACATTTAAGAATCATAGCAACTGCTATTCCTTGTGTAGGTATTGTTATAGGTTGAATATTTATCATAGTTTTAAATTTACCAAGTTGCTATTGCTGCACGTTTCCAAGTGTTTGTTCCTGTGCATACGTAAATATAGTTAGCATCAATACGCACTTCCCCTGTAGTTCCTGTTGCAGTTGCTGAAGCAGGAGTTGTACTTAATGCAGAATAAAATAAAGATGTTACCCTTGCACTTCCATTCACATCAAAAGTATAAGTTGAACTTGCCCTACCTACTAATAACTTTGCAGAAGCAGTTACACCTGAAGCCGTAGGATTGATAACTACACTTCCATCTGCAAAAGCCTGAAGAACGTTTGCAGTATAGTTTTGAACTGCACCTGTACTTGCTCTTTCAGTATAGTTAATTCTCATAGCATTACTTGCAACGGTACTTGAATAAACATATTGTAATTCAAAGCCAGGATAACGGCTATTTGCTTGTAAGTTAGTTTGAGCAAATGCAATTCCTGCTCCGTGTGTTGAAGTTGCAGAAGAAGTATAAACTCCGACTTTTGCGTCACCATTAAATGAAAATGAAGCACTTTCAAAATTCCCTCTACCCATTGTTCCTGCAGTTCCTCTTACTACATCAAAGTTATTTGCAGGACTTGTAGTTCCTAATCCTAATCGGTTGTTAGTATTATCCCAAAAGAAATTAGAGTTCTTTTGTGCTATTGTAGTTCCATCTGAAAATAAAACCGAACCGCTTGTTAAAGATGGTAAAGTAAACTTCCCTGCTATTGCAGTATAAGTATTTGTACGTGCTGAATCACTACGAAATTTCGTTTGATAAATTGTGCTGTCTGACGAATTTAGCTTTGTATTAATGCGACTACTTAATGAAGAAGTATCTGAAGCGTTTAACTTGACATTTATTCTATTGCTTAAACTTGTAGTATCTGAAGGTTTTAAGTATTTAGTTCCAATAGCATTATTAATGCTTACATCGTGCCATAAAGAATCAACTCTACTAAATTGCAAAATAGTTGAATCAGCAGGAACTGCTGCTATCTGAACATCGCTTAATTCGTCTAACTGCCATCCGTTTTCAATCTTTATTTCTATTGAACCGAATGTAGGATGCGCCCTTGTAATTGAACCTATCTTACAAATGTGATAAGGTGCTAAAGGCTTTGTAGTTGTAATTCCTCCAGGTGTTGTAGGACTTAAATAAACTACATCTCCATCCGTGTAGCTTGATGTAGGAAGATTTAGGTTTTCAATTTTACCTGCTTGAATAACTACTCCTTGATTGCTTGTTTCAATATCATTTTCTACTAAAGCAAATGTCTTATAACTATTTTCTTCATTGTTCCCTTGTGCAAGTGCAATCGTAGGAAGGTTGCTTGAATGTCTACCACTAATATAAACTACTGAACCTTTAGGAATTGTGCTGCCTGTACTATTATAAACATTAGTTATTAATCTTGTAGCAGAAGTTGAACCACCACCTCTAATAGTATCCCAAACTAAAGTTTTAGGATTGTAGAAATAAAACCTTCCGTTTGTGGAATCAATAGCCAAAGCACCCTTTCTTAAAATATTACTTTTAAGCGTAGGAACTCCGTTGAATGTAGGAATGGTTAAAGTAGAATCAAAATTCATTCTTGGAGCTGAATAACCATATTGTGGCATTGATTGATAAACTTGTCCTTTAACTGACAAGACAAAAATTGACAAGACAAAAATTGTCCAAATTAATTTCCTCATATCGTTGGCATATCGCACTTATCAAATGCTGAAGTGCTTGTTAAACTTAAAGTTAATTGTACTCCACTTAAATAATCTTCGAACTTTTCGCTAATAACATCAAAACGAATATTGTCATCAATAACAAATTCATTTGCTCCGTTTCTTAAACTGCTTATTATATCCCCTGCTACTTGGTGCATATCATTTACAACTTCAGTTTCAAATTCTCCTTCAACCCCTGACTTATCTATAAACCAAAATTGAATATCAAATTGATGTTGCTTCCCAAGATTAAAAGAACCTGAATTAATAGAAAAGGAAGCTAAAGGAAATACAGGTTGGTCATCCCAATTTAACCACTCTATTGGTGTCGCAAACTTTGTTGTGTGAATCATTGCGTGGCTTTCCAACAGGCTTGTTATTTCCGTTGCTAATTGTTTGTAGGTCATTGAACTTTTGTTTTACTTTGTCTATGTATTCTTTTTTATAGCCTTTACTCATAAATTAAGTATATAAGAATGTAAATAATTCTCCTGCCGTAGCAACATCACCTGTAGGTAAAGTAACCATACCGCCAACAATTTGTAAATATCCAGTATCTGCAGTAGCAAATGTTGTAATCGTTTTTGCTAACCCTGAACGACTCGCAAAGATTACTCTATTACCACTCAAAGCCATTATTTCAAAACTTGTTTGTCCTGCAGTTGCAGTATGGTAAACTACCTGTGGAGTAGCGTAACCACTTGAACTATTCATATACTTCGTGCCGCAAGGTTCAAAGCCACCTAAATAAATAGGACAAGTGTAAGCCTTTGTTGTAGGGAAGATAGTATCTAACCCCATTGAAACATTTAAGTACTCTGAATAAAGCGTATAATTCTCTTGCAAGAAACTTATCAATCTGCTATTGTAAAATTCAGCCATTGATTTATACTTCTGCTCAATCAATTCTAAATCTGCCCTACTCGGTGGTGTGCTTTCTTCACTTGTCTTTTGTAGGAATCCCTTACTGAATAACTGATATCCCATTGTCATAGGAAGCATTGACATAGTAAACCAAATCAAAGCATCGGTAATATAGTCATCTATTAAGGTCTTTTCATCTACACTTAAATCATCATTTTCAACTCCTTCTTGTAATCTTTTGTAAAGCGTAGAACCTAAAACAGGTTGAATAAACATATCCCCTGCTACCTTAATCATAGGAAATAATTGCTTTCCATCAATAGCATTTGATGCTCCTGTTCTTTCCTTGAATGTTTGTTCAGTTAGAAATAATATATTTTTACTCATTACTTTTGTTTTCTTGTTACTATATTAGCTTTCCATTCGTGCCTACATTGGTAACTATGTGTTCCGTCAGGCATTGTCCACCATCCACCGCATCTATCCCAAACTGAATAACCTACTCGCTTACTGATATTCTCAATGTCCTGTCTTGACCAAAACTTTGTCAAACTTAAATCCATTAGCCTTTGGCAAAATGGTCTTGAAGTGTTGTAATCTCTTTGCGAAGCAGGAACACGCCAATCGTAAGAATACATAATTAGAATGTCATTAACCTTTGAACTCTTACCAGGAAGTTCAGAAACAGGCTTATTAACATACCTTCTTACTACTTCATCTTCACCAATTAATGTTTTTTTTTCGGTAATAATTTTATTACCTACCAATTCGCTGATAGTAGCTTCAATATCCTTTAAAGGTTTCTTCAAAGTTTCTGCTATCACTTCAGGTGCAATCAATGGTTGTTTTGTAATCAATGAAAGAACATCCGCTTGAAGTTGATTTAAAGCCATTTCAAAGCCGTTAAAAGACCTTGTTTCAGTTATTGAATATAAACTCCTATCCGAGCCACAAGAAGCAAATTCTTGAAGAAGAAGTTCATCTGCATCCATTGAGAATTTAGTTATTTCGTCATCGGTTAATGGGTCATCATCTACACCAAGAAAAGTGTTAACATCTGCATCAGTAAAACCGAATCCATTCTTTAGCATCAAAGTAGCTTGACCTTTAGTTAGTTTGCCGTTTCCGAACTGCCTAACTATTCGCATTACATTTTGATATTGCCTACCTGTTAGATTCTTAATAGCATCGTTCATTTCAGTTTTTACTTCTGCAGGTTTTACTACTTTTTCAGTTTCAGGATTTACAACCACTATTTGACCATCTGAAGTAACTTGACCTGCTTCAAGTGGCTTTCTACCCATCAATTCTCTAATCTCGTTTTGTGTAAGATTAGCAGCAATAACTGCTTCAGTAAATTCAAACTTCAAAGGCTCTACAGGTTGAATAACAAAATCCCCTTGTTCACCTTTAAGATTTCTGAAATTGGTAAATATAACTTCCAATTCCTTCTGCCTTTCTTGAACGTATGTATTATTAAAAATTTCGTAAGCATCCCTAATTTCATTCCTTGCTCCTAATTGCCCTTCGGTCTTAATACCAAATAAGGTAGGACTTGTAACTTGGTGCGAAGCAAAGATTTCTTGCTGAATTAAATTGTTGACATTTGTAAAATCTTCTTTAGTCAACATCGTTGTTCCTAAATCAAGAATATCTGCTGCGTTATCCTTTGACTTATTGAACATTATAACAACTCGCTTACCTTCTGAACCTGTAAATTTCTTTAACAAATCCCTTTCAACTTCACCCTTTATTTCCTCTCCGATAGGGTCGCCATTGTTAAGATTGACAAGTTTAGTTCCTACCCATCCTTGATTAGCGTTTCCAAGAATATGCCTACTTACCTTTATGTCCGATTCAATGTAATTTAACCCTTGATAGTACGATGGCAAAGGATATATTTCTGAAACAGGGTTATATTCTTTGTAGTAAAAGATTTGACTGCCGTAAGGATTGTTCACATTGAAAGCCTCATATTCTCTTGGCTTTTCTCTCATATCATTCCAATCGTTTTTAACGTAAAACGTTTGAAGGTCTTTACTAACCCTAACCTTTGCAAAATCTATATGGTAAACTTCGCTTACTTGCTTTGCTCTATTCCAAATTACTTGAAGATAATAACCCCTAAATAATTCGTCATCCTTAATGCACTTCTTTAGAATGTCATTCCAACTTTCTAAACTATTAGCAACTCCAGGTTCTTCAAAACCCTTTCCGTAAATGTAATTAGATTTACCCTTTACAATTGCTCCGTGTTTAGGTGATTCAGAATAAAGGTCAATTAAATACTTCGGATAGTCATTATCCTTTCCGAATTCAACATAACCCTTACTTTTCTTTTCAGTAAATTTCGGTTGTTGTGCTTGGTCAAAAGCCAAAACAATATGCTTGTAATTATCCATTGTATGTTATAAATGAATTATCTTGTTCATCATAAGTTGTAGGTTCAAATGTTATTGCACTATTCAAATACATATAACCATCTTCAACCTGATTAAGTCCTGTAGGATTCAAATTGCTTGAACTCGCTTGTTCATAAACTTGATAAGTCCAAAAGCCTGTTTCAGCATCTTCAAAATATTGGTCTACATCAAGTTCAAAAACATCATATCTTAAAGTTGTACTTTCATTTGTAGCAACAAACTTTACCACTTCCTGCGTGATTCTATTTGTAAATATAAACAAAAAATAAGGGTCGGTAAGTATAGCACTTTCCGAACCTGTAAAATATATGTTTTTCGTTTCGCCTTTTGTTAGTACAATCATAACCTAAAAAAAGCCGACTTTTTATTCGGTCGGCTTTCCTATTTTTTATTATTATTTATTAACCTGCTACTTCTAAATTCGCAGCAACACTTGCACTTACTACCAAGAAATCTTCAGTTTCCTGTGATGTGAAGGTAAGCATTGAACCTTGTCTATCGCCAGGAGCAGTTCCACTTCCACTTTCGGTTGTATCAAGGAACAAACCGAATGATTTACCATACATTCTATAAACGCCATCCATGTCCAAAGTTACAAAGGTTAAGCGATTTTTCGCCAAAGTTGTAATGATGTTACGGATAGAAGCAGTTCTTGAATTGATAGGGAACATTACTTGGTGAGTAAAGAAGATAGTTCCATTCTCTTGTGAACCTGTTAAGTTAGAAGAAGCAGAAGCAGTTGCTCTTGGAACTTCAAACTTGTAAAATCTTTTACCACTTGCTTTAGTCATTCCTGTAACCGTTCCTGAAGATTCAGAAACTCTTGAATTACCTGAAGCATCATAAAGAGCTGAATTTTCTATCAGCCAAATTGCTTGGATTCCCCCGATAGACTCCCTACAGTCAATAGAGTAGCCCGAATTAAGTGCACACGGCATAGTTATAAGTTTTAAAAAAAGGTGGTGTTTTTTGCACCACCCTTTTGATTAGTTAATTTATTTTAAAATTAGATAGCAGACATAAACTTCACACACTCAGAAACGAAAGCCACATCCACTCCGACTTTGAATTCTGCACGGAAGCGGACATCGTTGTTGTCTTCGCTATACCACAATTTGTAGTTAGTTTCTTCCGCTTCCAAATCAACTGCGATACACATATTTGAAAGGCTGATAGCGAAAGCATCACCTGTTCCGTTCAAACCATTCACAGGCTCAATCTTTACATTAGTACCAGGCAAGATGAAACCTTCAAAGTTTGCATCTTGTGGATTGTAAGAGAACATATTCAATGCTCTATAAGCAAGAACAAGCAATCTGAACCAATCGTAACCTACGAAGATTCTAACATCACCTTTAGCCATAACTTCAGCAGGAATAGCTTTGTAGATTCCTTCAGTAGCAGCTACTACGTTAGTTGCAGTAATGGTAGCAATTGATGCACCACTTACACCTGTGAAACCACTTACGTTAGCGTTGATAGAAGCACCTGCATTGATAAGAACTGAAAGACCATTGAACTTGTTTGTGTTAGCAACACCACTACCTGAATCACCCTGCCATATTGCAGTTTCAAGTTGAGCAGCAATTCTTGCATTCTTCTTTGCAAGGAAAGCAGCAGCGAAATCTGCGTTACCGAAATCTTCGTAAGTTGAACCTGCACGAAGTGCTTCCATTGTGAAATACGCTTCTAAATCCTTCGGACATATACGCTCTTCAACTTTTATTTTGCCAGGGGTAATTACCCTCTGCGTAAAGCTCGTACTTCCACTTGCGTCAAAAGAACAAGTTTGTGTTTGGAATACTGCATCAGTATCCATAATTGGAATAGCAGTTGGACCTTTAACACCTGTCAACACTATACCATTATCAAGGATAAGTTGTTGAGTTTTTGCACCGATAACGGCTGAAGTAAGTAATGGTTGAGTTAATTGTTTAGTATATGTACTCAAACCTGTAAATGATAATGCCATTTTTATTTAATTTTTAATTGTTATTAATTAACTGAAAAGAACTGAATAATTCTTTTCTTCCTTTTCTACTTTAAAATTGTTTTGAGTTTTAACCGCTTGGTCAGGAGTTCCTGTAGGAGTTTCAGCCAATGTTTTAGTTACATCAAGCAATTGATTAATGATTGAATTTGCGTTGTTTAACTTTGTTTCGTAGTCAGCAAATCTTTGCTCATAAGCAGCAAACTTTTCGTTTGTAGATGCTTGGAATGCACTAAACAAAGCATTCATATCTTCAACAACAACTTCTTCTTTTACTTCAGGTGCTTTGATTTCAGTAATTGCTCCGTTATCGCCTACTTCAATAATAGTTCCATCTTCAAGTTGATGCTCTCCTATAGGAGCAGGAACGCCTTGAATAGTTACGATACCACCAACGGCAAGTTCAGTTACTTCTACTTCAGTTCCGTCAGCAAGTTTAGCAGTTGCTAATTGCACAGGAGCAGGTTGATTGTTAACCAATTCGTTAAAGGTTAATCTCAATTTTTCAATTATTTCTTTTGGTTGCATAAATTATGATATTATTTTAGTTAAGAAATTGCGTTTAAAAGTTCAGATATTTTCTGAAGTGCTTGTTCTTCAGGTGTCTTTGGTTCTTCGTAATCAAATAAACCTTCTACTGAAAAACCCCTAAATTCCCCTGCTTTTACCTTATTCCATACTTCTTCGTTTTCCACATAGAACGAACCAAACCAAGAACCATCTGCTACATCCTCAAAACCTTGCATTGGTAGGATTCCCCTTTTCTTGTCTACGATAAATGATTCAAACATAGTAACCCCTTGAACTTTTTGGTTAGGGTCGTGCATCAAATTAACGTTTGATTGATATTTCTTTTTAGAGAATTTAATAGCTATCTTCTGAATGGTATCTGCAGAGAATTTAACGTAATGTTCACCGAACTTGTCATTGTTACGATAGATTAATTCATCTGCTATCATTAATGGACCTGAAATTATATGCTCATCTTCGCTTATAATCTGAAAGTTCATTTTCTGCTTATCTATTTCTTTTAGTTTCCTTGATGCCCATTCTATCCCTTCATCTCCACCCCAAGCTAACCACATTAACCTTCCACATCCTTCTCCTAAAGGTCTATCTGAATTTTCCCTATGTCTATCAAAAGAAGCCATTCTTGAAATAGTTTCACGGCTTATATTTTCACCATTAGCCAATTGGTTTGCTCTTGCCTTTCCTACAGGAGTTCCACAATCACCCCATCCGTTTTCTTCTGCCCATCTTAAAGCAATCTTTGCATTTTCAGTAGCTGCTTTAGGATAGTCATTATAGGTTTCCCCTGCGAAATGTTGCTCCCAAATTGAGTAACAAATAGCAACTGCCTGTTCTTGTTCCTTCCCTTCGTTAATGATATATTTTACACATCTTGGAATAAACTCGTTTTCATCTTCACCTTTAGAAGGTTCTACAAACTTAAAAGCCAGGAAGTCTTTTTGAATGGCAGGTTCATCTACTAAAGCCACATAGGAAACTTCGCTTTCATCGTTCAAAGATTCGTTTATTTTTAACTCGTAAATTGGGTAGTTCATATAATATGATATAAAAAGTTCTTAAAATTTAGTTTATCCTTGCTGCTCTATTTAACCTCTTAATCCTTTCTTGGTTTCCTGAAACATCAGTTTCTAAAACAAATGCTCTAACGGCAGCGTTTCCTGTTTGATTGATTAATTGTTGATTCAAAGCAGTTGTTCCTATTTGTGGTTGAATTGGTGAAGTTGTTCCACCACCGCCACCACCTAAATTTCCACCACCACCTGTTGAACCACCTGCTCCAATACCTTGCAACCCTTTAGCAGTTGCTGCTATTGCAGTTGCTATTCCAATTCCTGCTTTTACTTTATTAGTTAATATTTCTGCTGCTGCAATTGCTTGACCTCCAGGAATTAAAGCATATTTTGCAGTAACGGCAGCGTTTGCTTTTTGTGTATCTAATATAATTCTTGCAATAGTTAAAGCATTTTCTGCAATTAATGCTGCCTTCTGCAATGATTTATTTTTTTCAGAAAACATTTTAAGTATTCCTATTCCTGCACCAATTGCTTCAAAATAAGTTTCTTCTAATTTTGTTTTAGCATCAACTTCGGCTTGTTTAATTGCTATTGCATCTTGCTTTGCTTTTTCATCTTTAGTTTTCTTATCTTGATTAATTTTATCAGTAGCATTTAACTGAAGTTGATTATAATAGGCATCTATTGCTAATCTATTTTCATTATATTGTTTTTCATCAATTAATTTTTGATTTAATCTTTCTAAATTATCATCAATTTCTTTTTGCTTATTAACTTCAATTTGTTGTCTTGTCTTAAATTCTTCATCTTTAATAGATTCAATTCTTGCACGAAGTATTAAGTCATCAGTATTTTTATCCTGTGAAATTTTATTTTGATTATACTTATCTATTAACGCTTGTAGCTTTTTTCTATGTTCTTCTTCTTCAGCTCTTTTCTTTGCATCTAATGCTTTTTTATTTTCGTTTACTTGTTGTTGATTATTAAAATCTTCTAATCTTCTATTAGCTTCTAATAAATCAAACTGCTGATTAGTTTTATAGTAATCATCCCTTATTTTTTTAGCTTGTTCATTAGCAAGACCTAATGCAGTTAATTGTTTTGTTCCATCTTCTTTAATTATTTCATTTTTAACATAACCTTCTTTTTTTAATCTTTCAACTTCTTTATCTGCTTCATCTACTGCATCTTGTGCATCTAATCTTCTTTGCAACCAATAAGCATCCTCAATTTTTCTTAATTCTTTTATAGAAGCACCTCTTGCTTTTGCATTTGCTAAATCCTTTTGAAGAACATAATCGTTTAATTTGTTTCTATTATCAATTTCAGTATTAGTATTTTCAATTGATGTTTTTAAATCTTCTTCTGCTTTCTTTTGTCTTTTTGCCGCTTCAGTTGCAGAATCAGTTGATTTTGCATAGTCCATTAATGCAGTAATAATAGCACCTAAAGCAATAACTAAAACTCCTATTCCTGTAGTTCCTATTGCAGTTCTTATAGAATTGAATGTTGCTACTGCTACAACTCTTAAATTCTTAAAAGAATCTATTGATTCAGTTATTGCACTTAATCCTTGACTTAAAGCCATTGCTGAATTTACCTTCAACAACATTTTCTCTACATCCTTACTCTCAACACCTATTAAACCCATTGCTCCCTGAACTGCAGTAAATCCACCTACAACTCCTTGCAAAGCGGTACTAAATGCTCTAAACTTTTGGTCAGGATTAAATGCATCAGTCAATGCTTTAGCATCTCCAATTCTATCTTTAAGTTCTGCTGCTTTCCTTGCTGCGTTTGCTGCTTCTACTGAAGTTTCACCAAACTTATCCGACATAGCAGAAACCTCTGCTTGTGCTTCCCTTAATTGTGCTTTTAAACTTTTAACCGAACCTTCGGCAGGACCACTATTTAATGTTGCTTCTAAAGCAATTACTTGTTTTGCCATTGATTAACCTTTATAATTTTATTTTAAAATCTACAAGCACTCCAATAACCATTTATTGAAACAATTAAAACAACCTTTGCACTTGGAATTTCAGTATATTTATCACCTACATTTGTACTTGCATTTAAATATGGTTGATAAGTTGAATCAAATTGTGCAGCATCAATTTGGTCATAATTAAAAAACATTAATTCCATTCCATCATTTAATGCAGGGTCAGGAAGTATAATTGTATATGGAGTTAATCCTGTTGAACCTGTAGTAATATAATACAACCCATATTGGTCAATAGTATAATCAGCACTTGTTAAATCTATCTCAAATATTGGTTTTCTTATCAATGTTTCAATAGTTGCTTTCTTTGTAGTCGCACTTTGAACTACAGGAAGTTCTTCCGTTCCTGCTATACTCGTTACGCTTGTTAATTCACTTATTTTTGGCATAATTTTTAATTTTCAATTGTTATATTATCTCCACCTTCAGTTTGTAGGCAGATGGAATCTTCAGTTAAAATGCATTCAGTTTGTGCAGGACTTCCAGTTTGATAGGTTGTATAAATAACCCTCAATAGTTCTATTGTGCATATTTCCCCTGCTGAATAATCTATTATCTTACTCAATCTATAAAGCACTCCATCAATCCAAATGAACCTACCGAAATCAAGGTTAAAAATGTCCTGCTCATTTAATTTTATTTTAGCAATAACTAATCGTGAATCCTTGTCGGTTATTTCGCTTAAATAAGAAGAATAGTAAGTATTGAAAAGATTGTTACCAATAGCACCTGCTACTAAAGTAAAATAAAGTTGTTTTGGTATTCCGAAGGATAAATCACTTCCAGGAACATCAGGGTCATCTAAATGACCTGCATATGGATAATTAGTATTAGTTGCTATAGTTGTTCCACTATCATTTTTAATAGTCCAACTTTCTACATCTTCAATTAATTTGCTTTGTAGAATCCTAATGTTTGAAGAAACCCTTTCTTCTTTGTCCGTTGTAGTTCCATCCCACTTAAAAATAGTTGAAACAACTTTATCTTCATCATTATAACCTACTAAAGGTGTAGCAGAAAATATAACTTCAGTTGTAGAACTATCTTTCGCAAAATCTAATTGGTTGTCAAAAATTACATTACCATAACCTTCATTAAATTTCTTCTTGTAATCTTCGTTGAAGTAATCTGAATCAGGCTTATAGTTAATGTTATAATACCTTGAATTGATTTCAGACATTGGAATAATCTTAATCGGTTGACTTCTGTCTATTTTATCAGACCAATCCAAATAACTTGACCTGCTTAAATTATAAAACTCTACCCAAGGTTCAATAATTAAATGGTTATTTCTATCCTTATCTTCAGTAACCATCAAATAGAACATCTTCAAAATAGAAGTAAAGAAGTCCTTTTGTAAAATGTTTTTAGGAAGTAATTCATTTAATCTTATAGGGTCATTAAGTAAAATAGGAACAAAAGTATTTTCTTGTGTAAAAAATTCTATTTGTGAATTTGAAAAAGTTAATTGTTCAGGATAAATAAAATAAAGTTCAAAAATAAATTCTTCTGCTTGTGTTATATCAATATAATCTGTTAAAATATCAATGCTAAAACTTGTTCCGCCTTGAATTTTAAATCTTCTATAAGAATAAATATTTTCACCTGTTGTATAAGATAAACCAAAACCATTGTCTGAATAACCCATATTAATATCAAATCCAAAAGTTTGATTATTAGATAAAAAACTTTGTGGAGTTATATTTATATTAGCCCTTATTCTAAATCTTACAAATGTTTGTTCAGTAAAGGAAGGATTAAAAACACCATCATTATAACTAAAGAAAGAAGTATTAATATTATAAAATCTCATTCTTGTAAATGGTGTTGCTCCAGGACTCCAAGTATAATTGAAATCAGCATTTAACACCCTTGTTTGATAGTATTGTAGATTAGATTGATTGTTTGGAACTATTAACCTTTTAAAAAAATCACTATCAAAGAAGTTAGATTCGTAAGTATAACCTGCATCCCTTATTATTTTGTCTAAATACTCACGAACATAAAGTGCAGGTCTGAAAGCATTATATTGATAATCTTTTTTGTTAGTGCTTACTAAACCATAATCAATTAAAGGATAAAAATAACCGAACCCTTTGTTACCTATTTGCATATCAAATTGTCCATACTCATAAGTTATAGGTTGGTCTAATTTGAATCGTGCATACCAAAAATAATCAACGCCATCTGGACCAATATAATCAACATCAAAATACGTTTCAGTTACAATATATGTTCCATCATTAGAAGTTGAGCCACTAATAACTATTTGTTGCCCTACACTAACACCTGAAAGATTAAAAGCATTATATTGGTTAATGTATAAATAATTACCACTAACAATAAATTGCATAAAAAAAGGATAGGTCGCTTCAGGTTCCCAACTTGCTTCAATGTTTGCTACTGAATAAATATGGTCATAAACTGAAAAATCTAAATCCTCTAACTTCTTATTCCCTAAAGCATTTACAAAGCCACCTAACTCTCCGAAAATGGCAACCTCGTATTCTATATTCTCACCATCGTGGATAATAGTAAGCAATCTTAAAACTCCTTTAATAGCAGTTAATCCGTTTATCTCTAATCTTACCTTTGCTGCTTTAGAAGCATTGAAGTTATAACCTACATTCGGACCATCACCTGTAAAGTTAGAATTGGTAAACTCAAATATATTTCCAAATAACTTATTGTTTTTAGCAGTTCCAGGTATAACAATTGTCTTACTAAAAGCCGTGCTTTTGCTGTCCAAGTTCTGAAGGTCATCAACTGCGTAAGTTATCTGCTGACTGAATCCTTCGTTAATATCAAGTTCGTTATTCTCTAAATATATTGTAACCATTATCGTTTAAAGCCGAAGCGTTTTTGGTTTAATTCAATGTTTAATTCTAAAGGTTTCAATCCGTTGAAATCGTGCTTACTATATTCGTAATTAGTTTCTACTATCGTTACAGGGTAATATTCAGAATCTATTTCTGCATAAATCAAAGGACTATCTATAAGTTGTGCTAACCATTGGTAGTCAGAATCTGAAGGTGGGTACATTGTCAACTTATATTGCCAATTAATTTCACTTCCGTAATTGATTTTACTTTCAATGTATTTATTATTGCTTCCGTAGGTATTGTAGTAATTAACTGAAGAAGCACCTAATTCGTAATCACGCTTTTCAAATGTCTTTCTTTGTATCTGCTTACTTAATCTATTCACTAATTGGAATCTTGCAGTTTCAAACATTCCGTATGCATTCATAAAGTGTAAAGGAATAGGTGTAAACTTTCCGTTACATTCTATATTTACTATTACAGTAAACTTATATCCACCGCCTAATTCTAAACTTATAGAATACTTTGTAGTTGTTGATGTTATAAAATTTGTATCTAATCCTTGATTAACTCCTTCAGGACTAATATTTAATTGCCCATATTTATCAGCAGGTGTAAATGTAAATGGAAATGAACTTGAAGGTGTGCTTCCTGTGTACTTCGTAATTGTCGCAGTTACTGAACCGCTTGTATGTAAAGGGAAATATAAATCTTCACCGAAATTTGAATCCATATTTAAGAACCTATCAGTTAAACTTCTATTGTTCTTTGCAGTAAAATCAAACATTCTCCTTTTAAATACAGGTGGAACGAAGTTATAAGCAGTAACATTCCCTGAAGCCAGGTTTAAAGTTGTCAATCCTGAAAAATCCTCTCCTACTCTTATTTGGTATGTTTGTGCAATTTGCCCACTTAAATTAGGCTCTGCAGAAAGAAAGTTTCCATTAGGAGCAAACCAAGTGTAATCCATTTCATTTCTAACAATAGGTCCTGCATCAAAATAACCCTTACCACTATCAGGTGTTGGAAATACTTTTGCCCTTATCAATTGTTCACCACCTTTAAAAACATCAAAGACATATTTAAAATCCACTTGTCCTGAATTATCACTCGTGGCTATATGCCAAAGATTATCCTGAACACTTGGCTTCCCTGAAGGATTTATTAAACTACTTATTGCCATTACTTAACCTTTTTACTGCTTATTGTTTGTATGTTCATTGCTATATCTATTCCTAATGCTTCACCAATTACTACATCAATATCTTTAAACGCTTCTTCAAAAGCATCGTTGAAATATTCAGTTCGCTTTATTCCGTACCTCTTAATCATATAAATCAAGTTATCTACTTGCTTATCTATCAAAGATTTCTTTTTGTTCTTTCTTTCTAAACCAACAGGTTCTTTAACATTTGAAACCTTTGCTTTTCCGTCTAAAATATATCTTTTAATAGATGCTCTACCTTCTGCATTCATTCCGTAGTTCTTAAACTTATAAGGACTGCCTACACCATTCTTTGTTCCTTTTACACCTCTTACACCTTCGTTAGGGAAATCAAAATAATCCAACATTGTAACTATCAACTTATTCCCATCTTCACTAACTGAAGGATAAATGTTATCAGCTAATGCTCCTGTAGAAGAAACCTTTCTTGATTTAATATAGGCTTCAAGAAGAATCTTAAAATCTTGTCCGTATTGCTCCAATATATTTTGAGCAACAAAAGGAATAAATTCATCTCTATCTTTACCACCTAAACTATTAAGTGCGTCTGCTTGTGCTTTTGCGAATGACTTCGGCATCCCAATCGTTTTTCATTTTTATATAAGTCAAATCATTTAAAAATTGCATAGGCTTTAAATCCCACACCTCGTTTAAACTGATATTTTCAAATTCCGATACCATTTTGGCATTGTAAATCCATCCGAACTCTTTCTGAAACCAATCAACGCTTCCTTCAGTTCCTGCTTCCTCTCCGTCTGACTTTCCAAATAAGGTTCTAAATTCAGAATTGATTCCTTGAAAAGAGCGTAAAAAAAAACCGCTGCGTGGTAACAATGTCTAAATTCTGCTTCAAGCATATCTTCTGCAACTTGCTCGTGATTCTTTTCTTTTACAGGTTTTAAGCCTTTCCAAGTCCATTTCATAGGTGTAGCCATTGTAGCCAACAACTTGTGAAGGTTGCTCATTAAATCAAGTCCAAACGTAGCAGTTTCTACGTATTGCCCTGTTGTCATATTCTTAATGTCATAGTCAAGCCAATACCATCTTCCATTAGCCTTAATAAGATTCACAGGCTTTGATTCATTCAAACCTTTAGCCATTAGTTCAAATTCATCTAAAACTACCTTACATAGTTTATTGAACTTCTTAACCGACATCTTATTTACTTCAAACTCCGTCTTTCCTGTTAGAATCATTACAAAGAAGATTGACTTCTCCAGGTCATCAATTGACATTTTGTTTACTTCAATAATGTCTTGAAATTGCTTAATGCTTAATCTCATAATATATGATATAAAAATTGGTGGCTATTTAGATTATAATTAAATATATCTATAAACTCCTGTTAGTTTATTTTCGTTCTTACATTTGATTGCTAAGGCTAAAGCGTTAACGCAGTCATCGTGGTAACCTGAAGGAGCATTATATCTAACCCCTGTTGAAGTGTACTGATATTCAAAGATTTCTAATTCATTTTTAATTTCACCTTCAGGGAATCCTATTTCTTGTGAATGTATTTTAGATGCAAGAAGTTCCATTAATTGCTGTTTAGAATGTGCAGTATATTTAAATCCTGTCATTGAGTTGAAGCATTTTTGAAGGTCTTCAGTTATCGCATCACCTACACCTGTAGAATCAATGTAAACAGGTTTACTTCTATCTATTGAAAGTATGGTTTCCCTTGTTTGCTTCCAATCCTTTTGAAAGCGATTAAAGTAAGCTACATTTCCGTTTTTGTCTAATCCTATGATAACTGAATAGTCAAATGATTTAGCTAAATCTATGCCGTAATAAGAAGGTTCTAAAGTAGATAAAGGCTTTACACAAAGATTGATTTGTTGGCTTCCGAAAGGATTCGCTGCATTCTCCATTGGATTAGCCATATACTCTTGCTCAAATACTGCTTCAGGTAACTGCCTTCTTGCGTCATCTATTTCGTTTTTGTCAATATAAGGATTATCGTAAGTACTGAACTTGAAGGATTCCCATTCGTTGCTATTATTCATAAATAGCGAATAGAAATAGTTCTTGCCTTTAGGAGTTGAAACGAATAAAGCCTTCCCTTTGTAATCGGTTAAAGTAGGTCTTATTGAATTCAGCCATCCATCTTCCAGGTTCGGAATGAATGAAGCCTCATCTATAACTACGAAGTGGAATTTTCTACCTCTTAAATTATCTAATCTTTCCCCTGTAAAGAATTCAACCGAACCACCATTTGGGAATGTCATTATAAGGTCGGACTTGTTATTCTCAAAGGGAACAACTTGACAAAGTTTCTCAAAGAAGGTTTTAGCAAGTTTATAGGTAGGAGTTATATAAGCTACGTTATTACCCATCAAGCCATTTGTAATAATCTCTATTTGGCTTAATTCAGATTTACCGAACCTTCGTCCACACATAACTACTCGGAACCTTGCTGAACTATCCAGGATTCTTTGTTGGTTAATGTGTGGTTCTGAAAGTTCTATTCTCACAGGTTAGTAATTCCTTATTTTATTATGATTTTTAAATCAATTCATCTTCGCTTTCAGGTCCGTCTGCAGGATTCCACATTATAATATTGTTTTGCCTTTTACAAATACTACTTCTATTTTATTATCAGTTGTAACGTGTGCCGTTTCTTTTGGCTTTCCATAAACCCTTGTTAGCAAAGTATCAATTGAATACAAAGAACCCTTTTCTAAAGATTTTCTCATAGCATTTGCTATTGTCTTTTCCAGGATAGTTGCTTTAGGATTATCATAAACTTCTTTAAGTTCTTGTAAATCCATTGACATCATTACCTGAATAGTGTCGTTTATTTCAGATAGCTTATAACCTGAATCCTTTAGTAAGGTAACATACTTTTTAGGTCTGCCATTAGGATTCATTGTTTCACCCTTTGCAGGTCTTGTTAAACTTCCGCCGTGTTCCTGTATTTCTTGCTTTGCCATTTCCGATGTTATTCCGATGTTTTAATATAAGGTAACCCATTTCTTTTAACTTCTAAAGTTGGGTCAAGTTTAAGCATTCTATCAACTATTACTTGACAATATTTAGGGTCTAATTCCATTCCGTAACATTTGCGTTTAAGTTGATGAGCTGCGACCATTGTTGAACCTGAACCTAAAAAGAAGTCAAAAACTAAACTTCCTTTATTTGAACTTATTTGCATTTCATTTGAAATTAATTCTATTGGTTTCATTGTAGGATGCAATCCTGTTTCCCTTCCAAATTCTAAACATCTTGAATAATTAACATCTTTTAGTCCATTGTTCCAAATTGCTGATTTTCTAAATAAAAGTAAATATTCAATATCAGGTCTATGTGAATCACCAATAGGAATAGCATTTGGCTTTTTCCAAATTAAAACATTAAAAGAATAACCGCTATCTCTTGCCCAAACTAAATAATCAGGTAATAATTCTTTATTACAAAATATGTAAGCATTAAGTTTGTTCTTTTGAAATATTAATGGAAGAACTTGTAAAAATTCAGTAGGTTCAAAATTTGCTATAAATTCTATACTTGCTCCTTGTTTTCTTAATCCTTGACCTATACTTCCATTACATCCACCTTCAGTTTCAATTTTATATGGTGGGTCGGTAAATACCATATCTGCCTTTTCTCCATTCATTAGCTTTGCCACTTGGTCTGAATCCGTACTATCCCCACAAAACAAACGATGCTCCCCTATTTCAAATAAATCACCTAAAACAATATCAGTTTTTATTTCATTAGGAACTTCAAAATCATCTTCTTCAGCTTCAAGTTCTTTAACTGCGAAATCAGGAATATCTAAACCCCATTCCTCTAACTTTTCAGCATCCCAATTATTAGCCAGGTCATCCCAATCCCATTCACCGAAGCCAACATTATCTTTAATTATAAATTCTTTAAGTTCTTCTTCAGTAAAATCTTTTGCCTGTTTAACCCAAGTTTCAGGAATTTCTTTATAACCTAATTCATTCAATGCTTTTAGTCGCATATTACCACCTTGAACTATAAAGTTTTCATCTACAACAATAGGTCTTAACTCCATCATTTTAGGAAGTGCCTTAATTGATTCGCAAAGTTTCTTGAACTTTTCATCCTTGATAATTCTTGGATTATTAGGATTGCTTTTGATTTGGTTTAGTTTCATATCTTAATATCTTTAGTTCCGTTTTTATATCCTTGAATATCTAATGTAAATTGGCTCCAATATTTATTTACCATTTCTTGTTTGTCATAACCATATTCGTTTCCTTGTGCGTGGCTTCCAATATGAACTGCAAGATAATTACAAGCATAATAAGTTTTAAATCCTGCTACCCAAACTCGTTCACAATAGTCCAGGTCAATAGGTCCATAAGGAAACATTGATTCATTGAAGTAACCAACTTTATCAATAACTTCTTTTCTTATTATCCAGTTACTAATTATATGTTCATTGTTAGGAACTAATCTTTCAAACTCTAAAGTACTTGCTATTATACCTGCATTTTGATATTTCTCTAAAGCAATTAGTTTTTTCAGCAACCAATCTTTAGGTTCTAATATATCGTTAGCAACAAAAGCAATAGCTTCGTAATCACCATTTTTAAATTCATCTAATCCTTCATTAAGTGCGTTTGCTATTCCTTCGGTGTTAATAAATTTTACATTAAAAGGAAACCCTGTATTCTCTAAATTAGAATGAATTATATCTAAAGGTCTTGTTCCGTAAATTAATGGACAAACTAAAGTATTCATTTTTTAATGTTTTCGCCTAATTCCCTTACAGGAACTCCTACGTATTTATGATTAGGTTTTAAATTAGATTTCTTGCCTACAAAAGAACTTGCTCCTATCATACAACCATAGGGTACTGAAACCTTCTGATGAATAACTGCATTCAATCCTATGTTAGTTCCTTCGCCTATTATACAATGACCACCGATTTTAGCACCACAACTAATAGTAACTTCATCTTCTATTATTGAATCGTGTCCTATGTGTGCGTGTTTCATTATGTAGCAGTTTTCACCGATGTAAGTTGGATGAATTCCACCTGAATCTATAGTTACCATTCCTGTAATTATTGTTCCGCTTCTAATAATTACTCCCATATTTTCTTTATTAGATTTCCATTCTGCAGGAGCACCAATAATACAATAAGGACCGATAGAAACATTTTCTTCTATCTTAACATTTGGATAAATAATAGCCGTTGGATGTATCATTTTATTTGCGTTTCGTACCAGGTATAAACTCTAACTAAAAATTCTGCTACACAAACAGGACAAGTTCTTTGATAATGATAATGTGGGAACTCTACCTTGTAAGCGTTTAGTATTTCCTCTTGAACGTGGTGCCAAAAATTAACCACTTCGCCTGTTCTCATATAAAAATCATAGTAGTGCTTATGCTTTGACAAGATTGTCAAATGCGGCTTTTCTACTTTCGTTGACGTTGATAAGGTTGTACTTTGACTTTGCCCATTCGTGGATTTTCTCGCCATAATCTAATCGTTTATTCGGATTCAAAATTAAATCTTTTAAATGTATGTACCAATCCTTTTGGCTATTAACCCAAAAAACAGGTGCATCTTTATCCCTTGAATAAGGTTCTACATTACTAACTATTACAGGAACTTTCTTTGCTGCTGCTTCTAATAGCTTAAGATTTGATTTGCAGCTATGCCATTCGGAATTCTCTAAAGGAACAAGCATAATATCTGCGTACTCATATAACCCCATGTAATTTATAGGTTCAAGACCACCTAATTTAGTCCAGGGTAATTGACCATTGCAAGTGAATGAATTGAACATCTTATCCCAAATATATTTTGAATAAGGGTCTGAATCAGTATAGCCACCTAAAACCATTTTAATTTTGTCGCTGAAAGGTTTCAATCTTTGCAAGGGATATTTAAGGATTTCTAAATCGTATTGGTGTGTACAACCACCTGCCCAAAATATTCTTATCCTTTCATCTTCTTTTTTTGCATCCGTGAACTGATGGTGTCCGTAAGGTAAAGCGTTAGGAATAACCAAGACATTTTTATTGAACGGATAAATCTTTTCTGCAAGTTTTTCATTGGTGCAAGTTATTAAGTGTGCTTCGCTTAAGTTATTTTCTATTATAGGCTTCTTTTCAAGATAGGATTCATAGTTCATATGATTCGGTGGAAGAACCCAATCGTCATCCATATCCATAACTACCTTTACATTCATTTGCTTTTTGACTTCTACCCAATCAGCATCTAAAGCAGAAAGCCTGTTGTAGAAAATAATATCCCACCCTTGTTCTAAAATCTCATAGGTAGGAATATCAGTAACCATTCCTTTGATTCCATTCATATAAGCCAAAGGAAGCGTTACCCTGTGGAAAGTACAACCCGACATTCTACCACCTAATCCCAATATTTTCATAAGTGTATTTTTTACTCTTGTTTAATTAACGAAGGTAAATTTTGAATTCATCGCATCCTTCCATTGCAGTTACAATCATTCCTTTGTAATCTATTGCTACTGAATCAGGAACACCAAGTTCTTGAGATAGTTTTATTACGTTGGCTTCACTCATAATAAATTCAGTATTATCTGAACCTTCAAATTCAATAAGCATCTTATCCAGGATGTCTGTTATTTTAATCATTGTTTTGTTTTAAATGTTTCTTGATAGTATTTTTCTGCTGTTTCATGTAAAGTTCCCCATGTAGCAGCATCAATTATCTCTTGCTTGTGCATTTCTTTGGCTTTCTCTAATATACTATGCCATTCAAGTTTATCTTTTGAAGTTTCCCATAGTTCATTAAATAGAAATTCTATTGATGTCATTGTTATTTGATTTTACTTCCGATGAATCCTGCACCGAAAATGATAGTTAAAAAATTTGATAGTTCAGAAGGTAAGAAATACAAAGCAACTGCACACCAAACCGAAAGACAAGTTACACAATCAAAAGGCTTTATTCTTTGGTGTGGCATCATTGAGAAACCTTTCTTTACTGCATTCGGAATCCCTGCTATGTTCACAAAGTAATAACTAAATAAGAACGCTGCTAAAATGTTACTAATCATTATTGATAGCTTTTTTTAATTGTTCTTTGCAATTCCTAACTACTGAATAAACGTGGTCTTTTGGAATGTTGAAATACTTTGCAACCTCTACACAAGAATTTAGTTCAACATATTTGTTAAAGATTATTGCTTCGTGTGCATCATTTGCTGACTTGTCAATCTTTTTAAGTAATATCTTTTTGGCAATGTTTGCTTCCTTTTCTCCTAATGCTTTCCCTTGTTGGCTTTCCAGGTACTTAATAGCTTTGTCTAAATCATTTTTTTTGTACTTGTAGAAGAAAGGACTTGTAGAAGAAGTAGCCATTAACCACAATGTCTTGATTGAATAAGAAAGAAGTTCATTCCGGAAGTTTAGGTTTACTATTTTCTTGCAGTCCATATTGAACAAAGTAAGTGCAAGTTCTTGCTTCAGGTCATCTCTTAAATCTTGGGGATAAATTTTTTTTAGGATTTCGTTAACCCTTTTAGATTGGTAAATCTCTAAAATGTATTTGTGGCAATTAGTCACAAAACAAAAGTATTTATTTTAGTTTGTATTTTAAAATAATGTCTTCAAGTTCTACCCTATCCCATTTCTTTACATTATTCCTGCTCTTACTTTCCAATTCATAAACTTTAGCATCTCCATACCTTTCAACTAACCCCATCCTGTAATGAATCAAGTTTCCGTGAAGGAAGTTATTACACCTTAAACATTGACCATTGACATTAGTTTCGTCAAACGTTAGTAGTGAATAATGCCCTGAACTGAAGTAATGCCCAGCGTGGTCTATTTTACCACCACAAGAAATGCACCCTAAATCCTTATCCCTTTCACGAATCCACTTATTAAAAACTTCTTGTGCTTTCTTTTTAAGTTTCGGCAGGTCTATCTTTTTTGCTTTCATAAAATTTTTTAAAGGCTATTTTTTTGCTTAAATTCTGCAACCTAAACTTTTCTTCATCGGTTATTTCATTCTTCTTAACCATTTCAAAAAACATATTATTAGCCATAATGTCATCAATTCGGTTAGATTTAGCGTTTGAACTTAATTCCCTTTGCCGATAACTTTTTGCTTCATCATAAATCTTTAACTTTTCTTCTTTAGTTAAATTTATATATCCTAACTTTTCTGCATATTCATAAATAAAGATAGGTATTAGATTAATCTCTAAAGTATTTTTAGAAAGATATTCTTCAACGTCTTGAATCATTTCTTTTTGTGATATTTCATTAGAAGCCATAGGAAGCGAAATTTCGGCTTTTGTTTCTTTTGTGTGTAATTCCCTTCTTAAAGTAAGATAAGGCTTTAAAACGTCATCTAATGCAGTTAGGTTAAAGTTTTTACCCCAATCATTGATAGTAAAGTTTCTAAAAGCATATTCTATCTCATTTGTGTTTAGGAATGAATAAGATTCCTGAAGTTTTAAAGAAAGTTGTTCTGCGAAAATATCAAGCAAATTTTTGTCTAAAATGTTCCATCCTGTGATTACGTTCATTTTTATGATTAGCGAATAAGCAGAAAGTTTTAGTTCTTCAGTATTCATTTGTTTGAATGGAATTCCAGATTCTTTAGCCTTCATTACCCCCACCATATAACTTGGCATAGAGTTCAGCACCTTTTGCTTGGATGTACTCAATTGATTCGTTGGTAGTTTGTTGTCTTGTTTTTGAAGTTGCATCTTTAAATTTTTGTGTTTTTAACCAATTGGTAAAATGAAGATAAACTTTGTTTTGAGAATTGTAATGAGTTTCTCCAGTAAGATTTTGGACTTTAAACGCTTCCCACATTTGAATAACTTGGCTTTCAGATAAATCTATTTTTTGACTGATTTTTATTAACTGAATTGAAGAATGAAGATATTGTTCAGGCAGTCCGTTAAAATCTGAACTTAAATATTTTTTGCCTCTTAAAATTATTTCTTCTTCTTTACTTTCTTTTTCTTCTAATTCTTCTTTATATATGTTCACCTGTTGTTCATCTGTTGTTCGTCTGTTGTTCACCTGTTGTTCATTTGCTGTGCATTGGCTGTTCATAGGCTGTTCAATTTCATCTGATTTGCTTTGATAACTATCATATTTACAAATAGTTACGACTGAATAATGGTTGTTCACTTCAATATCAATTTGGCCTAATTCTTGAAATTTAAGCAATGTTCTATAAATCAAACTACCATTAATTCCAAGTTCTTCTTCAGCCTTATTTCTACCAAAGATTAATTGCCCTCTTTTAACCTCTATTGTTTTAAATCCTTTGCCTACATTTAAAGGAATAAAAGCACTCTTAAAGTTGGCTTTAATTAATAACCAAATCCAAATTTTAAGATGGTTAGGATTAGCAAATGAATAGCTATAAAGTAAATCCCTATCTAATTTAATGTAACTCATTTTAATCATTTAAATCTTTAAGAATAAAGTTTAGGTCGCAAATAAATTCTTTTAATTCATCTGCAGTTAAATCAACAAACTGAATGTCAGTAAAATTTTCTAAATGTATTCTAATCAAATTGTCATTTGTTTTAAAATAAGTTAAAAAACTTGTTCCTTCAACATCATTAAAATATCTTTTTTCTATTGGCATAAAATAAAATAGCCCCACAGGGACAAGCTGCAGGGCATTTATTTAGATTTCTCTAAAATAAATTTGTAAATGGCTTGTCCTTCATTTACAAATCGTTAAACAAATATAAATCAATTTTCAATAGGGAAAAAATCACTCGTAAAAATAAGTTGTACTTCCGTAAGTTTCCAGAAATACTTCCTTAATCTTAACTCTAAATTCAGGTTCAATATCAATAAGTTCACCAATTCTTTTAACGTGGTGCATAACTGAAGTATGGTCTTTGCCACCTAAAATATTTCCAATATGCTTTAAGCCTAAACTTAAATATCTATCCTTTCTTAAAACATAGGCAGCAACCATTCTTGCTTCAGCTATTTTAGCAGTTCTTCTTTTACCTACTATTTCAGTTACAGGTATTTCAAAGAATTTAGAAATAGATTCTAATATTTCATTTGAATTTAAACGCTTACTAATAGGATTTATTTTAAAGTAGGAAGGATGCTCAATACACGGATTACAAACTTCTGATTTTACTTCTAACATCTTGTTCTAATTTTTGTCTTTTGTAATAGGATTTACCCCTTAATGATTCGTCTTGTTCTTGAATCTTTTGCCTCATTCTACGAATTGATTCAGGACTTGTGTAAGCACCTTCTACGAAATTTAAAAGAAATTTAGTTGCACTCATATTATCCAAAGCATCTTTGCTTCCTGCTTCTTTCATCCAATAAGTAGCAATTAATCTTTCATCTGAATCCCTTAAATGTGGATAGTTAATTAAAAGGCTTTTTACTTTGTCTTTAGTTGTTAAATTCATAAGATTTTTTTGTAGGCATTATCCAACAATCATAATCGTGAACATTAAAGATTCCAGGAGCAAAGTATTTAGATTTTACTTTTAGAATAATATCGCAAACGCTATTCGCTTTTAGGTTGAATCTTTTACCTATATCTTCATAGCTAACCCCTAAATCATAAAGTTCAACTATTGTTTTGTTGCGTTCTTTTATTTCCATTGTTGAGTTAGTTTTTCTATTTCTTCGTGAGCAATCTTTTTGAACTTGGCTTTTACATAATAGTAACCCTGAACTTTCTTTTCTTCTTCAGGTTTCTTCAACCAAGGTTTAGGCTTAAATTTTTTTTCTACGATTCCCACGATTGGTGTTTTTTTCAATTCCATTGTTTTGTTTTTTGGTTATATAATCTATTGAAATTCCATCTTCTTTAATAAAGAATACTTGTCCGTTTTCGTGCAGGACTTTAAGCATCTCATTTAACCTGCCTATTATAGCTACCTTGTCCCCTTGTTCTCCGTAAATGATTTTACTATAAGAACCGATAACATCATTTTTAAGATAGTTCCATAGCATTTTTGTAAACGTTTAAATGGTAATGGCTATTGAATTTAATAATCTCTGCTGCAGGATGAAGTGCTTTTAATTTAGGAACATCTTTTTCTACATAAAAAATACTTTCAAATCTTAACGATTGACTCGTGAATGGGGTATCTCTTAATCTCATTGTTTGTGAGTTGTGCAAATTAATATAATTTAGGCACATTCCGTTTTCTAATGCTAAATAAAGTTTCATAATTTTTTGATTTTTAAGATTATTAAAGGTGTCCATAAATGACCATTCTTGTAGAAGCGTTCCCAATACCAAACATAATTTTTCGTCTTTTTGATTTTGTATTTGTACCAGGTACTAAAGTTTAGCCAAATCATAGATTTTAATTTATTTGCTACTATTTTTTATAATCAAACTCCTTTGCTTTTGATATTAATTTTAATAAGGTTTTCAAATTTTGTTCAGTTAATACAATATAACTTAAATTTTTAGTATTGATTTCTACTGCATTATCTCCGTGTAAAACACAATCAATAGGGTCTAATTCAGCATCAACAATAGTAGCAGTTATAGTGTCATCTTCTTGCAAAATCAATTCATTGATGTTTGAAAATAATTTGTATTCAATAGCAATTTCATCTTTTTTCATTTGTTTAATTTTTAATTTTTATGAATATTATTAAAGGTTTTCGCTTATTTGTTCTTTTTCAATTTCGGTTAATCTATCCGTAATGTCTATTTCAACTCCATTAACATCAATGATAATTGATTCAATTACATTCTTTACATCTACATCAGTAAAGTAATGGTAGCCGTGACATTCTTCACGCCTTGTTGAAGTCCTTGTAAATTGCTCAAATTTGATTTGCAGGATGTGGTTTTCTAATTTGTTTTCCATTGTATTTTATTTTTAGTTTAAGAAATCTTCTCCGTCATAATCAGTGAAATCTTTATTCATTTTATCAATGCTATTCACCCATATAATTGAAACTATCGTAACAACTAATAAAACAAATAAGATGCCCATCATTTTGCTAAAGTTATTTTATAGGTTGAAGAACTTGTTTTGCTCGGTGGGTATAGTTTAACTATTTCATCTTCAATTAAAACCTCTACACCTGCAGAAGGGATGCTTTTAAGGTAGGTTTTTCTTTCATCAAGCATAGCCTTTGCTACTTCAAACTTGGCTTGTAATTGTGCAAGAATAGGGTCTTGGCATTGGCTAAAATCGTATTTAGTTCCTGCTTCTGCAAGTTCAATCTTTGCTCCTGAAGAATTGGTTATTTCTTTTCCGTTCTTGCTTACTTCTTCACGAACATAATCAGTAAAGGCTTTTGAACTTCTTACTTCTTCTATAAATTTTTCCATTATAGAAAGTGCTTCTGCTGCTTCCAGGATTCTACCTGAATCCATTAGTTCGTTAATAGAATTTTGAGCAATGATTTTGATTTGGTTCTTGGTTAGTCCTGCACTAATTTGTGGTAACATAGATTAAAGGTTTTTAATTTTAATAATTGTATTTACTAAATGCTGATTAAATTCTTCTTCATTGCTTTCTTCCAATTTTAAAGCATCAGAAATATCATTAGAAAAATGAATAGAATCTTTAGGAGTTAAATAAATTAATCTTTCAGAAACACCAATTATATTGTCTTCAGTTATTTTAATATGGTTATAACTGCTTTTAAAATACTTTGGAAGGTCATTAATTACGATTGTTTCTTCGGTTGTTTTTTTGATTTTTAGTTCCATTGTTTAGTTTTTAGATGTTAATAATTGTTCTACTTCTTTAGATACTTTGAAGGCTGCTTTGATTTTAGCCATTGTAGTTTCGCCTGAATCAAGTTTAGCCTTTGCTTTGTTGAACCATTCAGTTCCTTTGTTCAACCATTGTTTAGTGTTATCTTCTGCTTCCTGTGGATTCTTACCACCGAAGGTTGCCGTGTTTCCATCGTCATCTTCATCAATGTTCAAACCAAGAATAGAAGCTAAAGCATAACGGCGTTGATATGTTATGCAAGAACCTCTGCCTTGTGGGTCATCCTTTACAGGTCGCATTTGATATTCTGCAGAAATCCATTCCCCTGATTCGTGAAGCAAGATAGAAGTTAAGCCATTCTCACCTGAAGGAAATTGAGCAACTGATAAGCCTGATTCAATTAAAGGTTCGTTGATGCCTTCCAGTATGTTAGGAAGTGAAGCGTAGGTAGATTTAAAAAAAGGATTCTTTGCATCCTTCTTAATGGTGTCCACTTTAACGTGGAATAGTACAAGTGCTTTTGCTAATTCTGCGATGGTGTTTGATTGTTGCATTGTTTTAAAGGTTTTGTTTTTACGTATTTGGTTGTTAAAAGTTCTACTAATTTACTGAATTTCTTCTTCTTCAAGTTCCTTTTTAAATCTCTTTGCTTGTCTAACATTTAGATAAATTAAAAATGAAATAATGATTGTCCAATAGATTGAGAATGCTAATAGGTTCATCGGATTAGATTTAGGTTTTGTTGATATTTGTAGTCAATATACTCCTGTAGTTTGTCAAGTATAACTACTTTTTCTGCGTGAGTTGCTGAAGAAGAATTGATTGCTTCAAGCAATAATTCAAATGCTGTTTTTTCGGTCATAGTTTTAATTTGTTTTTAGATTTAAAGATTACGAAATTGAAAGATAATGTAAGCGAAGATAAGGTTAGCAAGAATAATGATTGCTAAAGTGGTTGATTTTTTCATTTGTTTTGTTTTTAGATTGATTAAAAATTCATGCAGTTGATAGGATGCTGCACCCCTGTAAGATTAAATATCAAATGTTGGACACATTGAATATTTACCAGATGGAAAAATATATTTAGAGCCATCATAACTTGTATGAATTTTTTTTCTTGTTACTTTACCATCAAAATAAATGATTGCGAAATTTCCTTTGATTTCTAATAATTCTGCAGTCAATATACAATTTGAATCAGTAATCATTCTTGTTGTTAATGTTTTGATTGATTTAGTGTTTTGCATTGTTTTTAGTTTTAAGGTTATTTGTTTTTGTTTGATAAATCAAAGATAAAATGTTTTTCGTTCTAAAACAAAATATTTTAGAACTTTTTTTTAAAATAATTTTTCCGATAGGCTAAAACTCAATAAAATCAATAGTTATTAAATAAATAAATATATATGTATAACTAAAAAAGGGATGTAGAAACATCCCTCGCAATCTAAAAAACAAATCCTAAAAACCAAATCCTATAAAACAAGAAACCTAATTATCTTCTTCATCCTCAAACAATTCATCGTGCATCTCATTTATACACGATTCTATTATCCTTATTGACTTCTTTATTATCTTCTTAATCTTCCTCGCTTCATCCTTCGTGAGCAAAAGTAAATCAATTCCTTCTACTGCAGAAATTGAATAGTAAGCACAACTTACATAGTCCATCCTTGTAGTATATTCAAAATCAAAGTTTTCTTCTATTTCTTTGATTTCTTCCGATGTAGGTTCTTGCTCTACTTTTATTTCTTCACTCATAGGATTCTATTTTTGTATGTTCTTACATAAATGGATTAAAGTATTTTTCCGTTAAAGATTCGCTTATTGAAGAACTGATAATCAACTCCATTGTTATCTAAATAGACAACCGCACAACCCCAATTCCATTTATTTAAAGGCATATATTCAGGATGCAATTCGCAAAGGCAACCAATGCTCCAGGTAGTTGTTATCTTTCCGTTCATATCAGTTTCTGAATGTTCGCTTGTAGAATGGTTATGGCCTTGAAAAGCACTTGTTTTACCCCTTAAATATAAACCCCTCGCTACGTTTACAGGTGCAGAAATTCCACCAATATATTCGTGTCCGTGTATTCCGTTAAGTTCATTAAGTTTCATATACCTATTTGATTCAATTATTTCAATACCTTCTGCTCGTGCCTTAATGATATTTGAAAACTGAAATTCCTCAATCCCCACAAGTTCCCCTGCCTTTTGATAAAGGAAATGCTCATACCTATTTTCGTGGTTGCCTATCTTAAAAAAGATTTTACATTTAAGTTCCTTCTTAATGACATCTATAAAAGCCTTTAAGGTGTCTAATTCAAATTTGAAATCCCTTTTCTTTGGGTCTTTCATAAACCTACTTAAAGAATGGCAATCAATAGTATCACCATTCAAAAGCAAAGCATCTACTTTCTCCTTCTTTAAGAAATCAATAGCACAGGTTAAAGCATCTATATTGTGGTAAGGTAAATGTATGTCTGAAAGAATACCTACTTTTTTAAATCCTTTAATTAAATAAGGCTCGTATATTGTTTCTGAAGATTCAGGTAGCTTGTAAGGATTATATGAACGCATAGTTTCGTTTTTAAATTCTTCTTTGTATGCTCCTTGTTTAGGATTTTGTAGGTTGTATAGTCGCTTTCTTATATCTTCCGAATCTTTAAACATTAATGGATTCTCATTGTAAATTATTCTTGATAACTTACGCATAGGCATATCTTTATTATCCCTCAAATAATCCTTTAATAAATCATATTTCATTTACCTTGACCTTTATATTTAGATATTTTTTTATCTTTCGGGCCATTTGACTTTTTAGCCTTACCACCTTTTCTTTTTCCGAATGCTACTTTATTTGATGAATTTTTCATAGTTCTTTAAATCTTAAAATATAAATCGGCTTCAGCCTTTCTTCTATTAGTTAATCCTTTTAGTTCAGTTAATACGCCTTTAACTCTTGCTTTATTCCATTTCATAAACTCCTCTCTTATTGAAAGGTCACCAGGATTAGCAATTACTTTCTTCTTTAATGTACTTGAATTGAAAGCACCTATTCCAAGATTGTAACAAAATGAAACTAAAGCATCAAACTGATTTTGATTCACGTTTACTTTTATCTGCAAAGCGAATTTATTAACGTCATACGTTAGTAATGATTCTGCACGATACAAACTTATTTCTTCGCCTTCCTTTACAGGCTTTCCGTCAGGATAACGAATTGTTCCGTAGCCAATAGTCCAAACTCCTGCAGGGCATTTATAAGCCTTTAGCCTACAACCTTCAAACCTCTTAATTAGGTTTATACAATTTTGGCTTGGTTTCAATGACATAGATGTAAGAAATTAAAACGATTATTATAATTAGTAACCAAATGCAAACCTTGTTCATTACCTCGTTTCTTGTCCTATAATCTTCTTTATCTTTTAAAGCAATATCCCTTTGCTTGGTTAAAGAAAATACTTTTGAACTATCAATGATATTCTTAACAATATAAGGTGGATTGTTCTGCAAATGACCTTTAAGAACCTGAATAAACCTGTTCGCATTTTGCAATTTTAGAACTAATTCTTTTACACTTTTAGAACAATCTTTTTTTATAGTATCAGTAACTAATAAGGTATCAGTATTTCTACTTAAAAATGTATCAATCTTTTGAATGTATTCAGTAATTAACGCAGTATCTTTTACTATTGTAGGTGGGAATAATTCACCGCATTTTTGCGATATTAAAACAGGATATTCATTGCTTACTTTATTTAATTGCTTATTAGCCTTTCTTTCCGTTAAGCACGATACCAAGCAACAAGAAAACGCAAAAAATAAAAAAAACTTCTTGAAATATTTCATTCATTTAATTATATTTGTGTACGTTTTTACATATGGGATATACTACGGAGTTGGTTTTTACCAACTCTTTTTTTATTTGGTATCGTGGTCTTTAGCCAAATATCCAAAAGCAGCTAATGAAGCAGCAAACAATATTTTAGTAATTGTGTTGCCATCAAAATGGTAACCTGTTCCTTCTACGATAGGTTGAACCGCTACCAATGTCGCTAAAATTAATCCGAAGATTGTTGTTTTTGCACTTTTCATTTTTGTATGTATTTGTTGAAAAATTTAATTACTCCAGGCATATTGCCTATTATAGTTGTTATACTTGCAGTTATAGCAAAGAATCCAAGAACTTCCGATGAAGTTAAAAATGTGGCTATTGATAAAAGCCAAACCCCTAATAGTTCAAATTGTTTCATTTTATATAAGTGTTAATCCAAGTTTATTTGCTGCCCATTCAATGCAATATGTGTTGTCTGCTCCCCAAGCATTATATTCTGCTTCAGTCATACTTATAGAACCTGAAGTAAGAACTTTATGCGGCGAGTTATAAGAACCTTCGCTTACTAATTCAAAGTAAAAATCCGCAGTCGTTGCAGTCATATCTAATACTTG